AGATACATGCAACGCTTTATGTACAAGCGTTTCATCATGGCATCAGGCACTTCGCCCAACAGGTACGTGAAGACTGTCATGGCTGACAATCTAAACATTGACTTGAAAGATAACGATGGTGGTTTTAACTGTGGTAAGCCAGCAGGCTACATTCAAGACTTCAAGTCGCTGCCTGAAAAGACTCAAGACTTGATCAAACAGATCAAACGAGTGCGTGTAATCTTTGGCACAGTTGAGTTGGTTAATCCTACGGATGATCAAGGAAACTCTGTCGAACTAGGCTCTACTCCATTTATATGGGAAGTAGACAATCGTGATGCTTTCAAAGGTTGGGGTGAGGTGTTCTCTACTTTCGCCAAGCAAAAGAGATTGCCTATTCAACATATTGTAGAAGCCGCTACAGAAGAGCGTCCATTGCCTAATGGCAATAGTTTCTTCTTGCCTGTGAACACTGTAAACCTGACCAATATCGTAGATATTGAACAGTCTGACCAAGAGTTGTTTACTGACTTCATGGCATGGGTTCAAAACTACAATGAATACATCATTAATACGTATGCCGAAAAAGCTACAGCGCATAATGATGAGGATGATATTGAGATTACTGACAGCTTGTCAGATATGATTGATATTGACGACGAAGAGGTAGTGCAATGAACCATCCTGCTGAACTGGCGTTGCATAAGTACATGGAGAGTGCTGCTAATGGAAAGTCCACAATGTCTGTGGAAACTATCCAGCAAGTAGGACAAGATGTAATGTGCGCACTTGCGCGTCAGTTTGGTGGGGGCAATAAGCGTGACGAGTTTGGTCTGCGTATGTCTAATGTGGGCAGACCATCTTGTCAGCTTTGGTTTGAAAAAAATGAACCAAAAAAAGCATTGCCGCTACCTACAACATTTGTTATGAACATGATGATTGGAGACATCGTTGAAGCTGTCTTCAAAGGTTTACTTACAGAAGCGGGGGTAAAGTATGAGGACGATGACAAAGTTACGCTCAACCTTGATGATGATACATCCATCTCTGGCACCTATGATGTTGTTATTGACGATGCTGTTGATGATATTAAGTCCGCATCTAATTGGTCGTACACTAATAAGTTTGAATCCTTTGACACTCTTAGACAGGGTGATGCTTTTGGGTATGTAGCACAGCTTGCTGGCTATGCAAAGGCATCAGGCAAACGTGCTGGTGGCTGGTGGGTAGTGAATAAATCTAATGGTCAGTTTAAGTACGTGCCAGCGACAGGTATGGATGTAAATAAAGAGGTAGAAAAAATTAGGCAAACGTCTGACACTCTAAAAGAAAATAGGTTTGAGCGTTGTTTCGATGCTGTTCCTGAAAAATTTAGAGGTAAAGAGACAGGCAACATGGTGCTAGATCAGAACTGCGTATTTTGTAAATACAGGTTTTCTTGCTGGCCTAATCTACAGGAACTACCATCTGTAATGTCACAGGCAAAGCAACCAAAGACTGTTTCATATGTAAGTCTGGCAGAAAAATATGCCTAATCACAAAGCGTTTCGTGCAGCACGGAAGTACGGATACAGGAGTGGTCTTGAACACAAGCTGTCTATATATCTAGACGAACTCAAGATAACTTATACATATGAGAAGTTAAAGATTGAGTGGGAAGATTTAGCTTACAGGACATATACTCCTGACTTTGTGTTACACAATGGCATTATTATTGAGACAAAGGGAATGTTTACTGCGGCTGACAGGCGCAAACATTTAGCTGTAAAAAAACAACATCCACAGCTTGACATTCGTTTTGTCTTTGAGAATAGTAGAAGAAAGCTGCGCAAAGGTGCCAAGTCAACCTATGCTGAGTGGTGTATTAAGTACGGCTTTAAATATTATGATCGTATCATACCGGAAGATTGGCTGAAAGAAAAAGGAAAGAACAAACACCCGAAGTTTATCAAGTTTAGTGGGACTAAAGTGAAAAGGAGGTAGACATGGAATCAATTGAAGAAGGTGACTTTGTAATTCGCATCCGGCCATCAGAGGTAGATGGAGAGTGGACAGGAGAGGTAGACATATCTATTATATCACAAGCTAATAATCCACTTAATGATGAGGGATATACACAGCTAATGCATTTTTGCAAAATGATGTGTGCCACTATTCCTCTAATGGAAATGGATAGTAGACTTCGTGAGTTAGTCCACAATTATGTTATGGAAGTTGTTGACAATGAAGATGAAGACGTGCTAGAAGATGATGAGGGCGTTATCATTACTAAAGAAGATGGCAACGTGGTACACTTGAGTTTTGGTAGTAAGACGAAAGGAAATGCATAATGAGGCACGAAGCATATATGAAGAGGGCTGCAGAGTTAGAACAAGCAGCTAAAGAAGCCTATGGTAATGTGGATATGGTCAATAGTCCACCACACTACAACAAAGCTGGTGTAGAGTGTATCGAAGGTATACGAGCCGCTACAGGTGATGGATACGAATATTATCTACAAGGAAATATTATGAAGTATCTGTGGCGGTATCGTTACAAGAATGGCACAGAGGACTTGAAGAAAGCACAGTGGTATCTTGATAAACTAATAGAAGAAGTAGAAGGCTGTTACGATGAAAGTTAAAGTCTTCATTACAATTGAAATAGACCCGGAAGAGTATCCGGTTCCTGCCGATGAAGATGTCGGCATTGAGATTGAGGACGGCATACGTGAATACTTTTATGATGTTGACGGTGCAGAAATCAAACATATAAAAACATTAACGGAGTGACGAGATGAACAACTATTTACCGACGGACTATCAAAACTTTATTGCTCTTTCCCGATATGCTCGTTGGAAAGAGGACGAGCAACGAAGGGAGACATGGAGTGAAACAGTCGAAAGATATTTTGATTATATTACTAGGCATCTGGTCACTAAACATGACTATCAGCTTTCTGATTCACTGAGGGGTGAACTAGAGGAAGCGGTGCTTAATCAAGACATCATGCCAAGCATGAGAGCGTTAATGACCGCCGGTCCCGCACTGGATAGATGCCATGTCGGCGGTTACAATTGCTCCTACGTACCAGTGGATAATCCTCGCGCTTTTGACGAGACGATGTATATCCTCATGTGCGGCACTGGTGTAGGCTTTTCTGTGGAACGTCACCACACAGATAAGCTGCCTGTCGTCAACGAAACCATGCATGACACTGATACTGTCATCAAGGTTGGCGACTCACGTCCGGGCTGGGCCAAATCCCTGCGAGAACTAATCTCGCTTTTGTACGCAGGGCAAGTACCACAATGGGACACGTCAGCGGTTCGTCCTGCTGGCGCACGTCTCAAGACTTTCGGTGGTCGTGCGAGTGGCCCAGCCCCACTTGAAGAACTATTTAGATTTACAGTGGAGATGTTTAAGAAAGCATCAGGTCGTCGTCTATATCCGATTGAGTGCCATGACTTGATGTGTAAGATTGGTGAAGTTGTAGTTGTTGGCGGTGTACGCCGCAGCGCACTCATCAGCCTGTCTAACCTGAACGATGATCAAATGCGCCACGCTAAGTCAGGTCAGTGGTGGGAGAATGAAGGCCAACGTGCATTGGCTAACAATAGCGTTGCCTACAAAGAAAAGCCAGAGATGGGTACGTTCATGCGAGAGTGGGTGTCTCTGTACGAAAGTAAGTCAGGTGAGCGTGGCATCTTCAACCGCCAAGCTGCTAGGAAACAAGCACAGAAAAATGGTCGTCGTGACATAGACCATGACTTTGGCTGTAATCCATGCAGTGAAATTATATTGCGGCCATATCAGTTCTGCAACTTGTCTGAAGTTGTCGTGCGTTCATCGGATACACAACAATCATTGACAGAGAAAGTTCGTCTGGCTACCATTCTTGGCACATTCCAATCTACGTTGACAGACTTCAAGTATCTGCGTAATATATGGAAAAAGAACACAGAAGAAGAGAGGCTACTTGGTGTATCTCTTACTGGTATTATGGATAATGCAATGATGTCAGGTAAGTCAGCACACCTTGGCATGAACATAGGTGCCACACTAAATGCTCTGCGTGTAGAGGCAGTAAAAACAAATGCCGACTTGGCTGCGGAATTAAATATTCCCATCTCTACAGCGATTACATGTGTAAAGCCTAGTGGCACAGTATCACAGCTTGTGGACAGTGCTTCTGGTATCCACGCTCGTCACAACCCGTACTACATTCGTACAGTACGGGGCGACAATAAAGACCCGCTGACACAGTTTATGATTAGCGCAGGTGTTCCATCTGAACCAGATGTAATGAAGCCGGACAGCACAACAGTGTTTAGCTTCCCCATGAAGTCACCACACAATGCGGTCACTAGGTTTGACATGTCTGCTATTGAACAGCTTGAGTTATGGTTAGTGTATCAACGTCACTGGTGTGAACACAAGCCATCTGTTACTATCTCTGTGAAAGAGCATGAGTGGATGGAAGTAGGCTCGTGGGTGTACGAACACTTTGATGAAGTGTCTGGTATCAGCTTTTTGCCATTTAGTGAGCATACATACAAGCAGGCACCCTATCAGGATTGCACTGTAGAAGAGTATGGCGAGATGCTGCAACGTATGCCAAAGGGAATTGATTGGACATGGTTGCAGGATTATGAGAAGGAAGATACCACAACAGGTGGACGTGAGTTGGCTTGCACAGCAGACGCATGTGAAGTAGTAGACCTGAACGCAGCATGATTGAAGGTGCAGACATGCCGAACTGGTGGCAGTGGTGGTTGTTATTCGCCATCACTGTCAACACCTCCATCAATGTGGTCGTGTTCTTCAAGCATAGGTTCAGACAGAAAAAGGGGGTTGACACATGAGTGAGAAAAGAGTAATGTGGAAACAGGGTGACGGATGGGTACAGTACAATCCACCAAAGCATCACCCATCTTACGAAGAATGGATGAAGAGAAAGGAGAAAGAGAATGAGAACAAAGATGATTAACGTGTTGAAAAATCACGCACAATCGAATGTCCATCTGCACATGATGAACATCGAAGCCTATCTTAAAAATCCTGCTGGTATCGGTGAACACTCTGATATTATGGAAGCAATACAGGGTGAACTAGATAAGATGGCTGTGCATGAAGACCGCCTTGCAATTCTCAAAAACTGGCCTGAAGGAGACTAATTATGCTAGAGGATCAGCACTATACTAAGAGTGACGCCGTATATGAAGATGGAGATTGGTGGTACAAAAGTCCTAGTGGATATCGCCAGCGTGTGTCTACACATGCAGCAAAGAATACTAATCGCATGTTTGTCAACGGAAAATACATTCCTAGTTCACATCCGCTGCACAAGCCGGGACGTTACAAGTCGCTAGATGACGCATGGTCACATAAACAAATTGAAAGCACCTCACAAGGCGAGGTGTACATTATAGCTAATGATGCTTGGCCTGAGTGGGTAAAAGTTGGAAAGGCTGTGTCATCTGAAGATCGACTTAACGGTTACCAAACCTCGTCACCTTTCCGTGATTATTCTGTCATTGCTACCTTGACAGCGGAAGATCGACATGCTAAAGAACGTGAGATGCACAAAACTTTTGCGCACTTTTCTGAAGAGCGTCGAGGTGAGTGGTTCAAGATTGATCGTGTAAAAGCTATCAACATCTTTAACATACACGCAACAAATAAACTGAACGAGGAGTTACAGGATGAACAAAAAGCTGGATCAAAATTATAAGGATGGCTACCAATCCTTTTCCCGCACGGAAAAACGCAATACGAGGTATCACGTGGTAGCTAACCCTTTGAAGAAAAATACCACGCCGTGGCGTGAATGGCAGCGGGGATGGGAGGCCGCATACTTCGACAATCTGGAGAAACTAAATGGACTTAGAGCAAGAAGCTAAAACTTGGATGAGGGAGAAATACATGTATGGTATAACAGGGACAGCATACCAAATAGCAGCTTGTGATACTGCTATCTTTCCTAAGAACAAGGCCATGGAGTATTTAACTCTTGGCCTTACTGGAGAGGCGGGAGAGATTGCCAACAAGGTTAAGAAGTTTATCCGCGACGGCGCACCACCTGACGAATACGAGGCTAAAAAAATACAGATTGCGTATGAGATTGGGGATGTAATGTGGTACTGTGCTGTTCTTGCTGAAGAACTTGATATGGATTTAGGTCACATTATGGAAAAGAACTTGGAGAAATTAGCCGACAGAAAGAGGCGCGGCACATTAGCTGGTTCAGGTGATACACGTTAGCGGCGCGACATAAGACCGCCACGTTTGTATCCCTCATAATCTGGATCAATCTTTACATTTTTTGCCAGCACAAGTGGTCCTATTTGTATGACTTCATCTGCTTCAGTTACCACACTTCCGATGTCATGTTTATCTGTGGCTCTACGCAAATAAAAGGTTCCTAACCTACGGGGGTCGAATCCTACTTGTGACCATTCAGGATCGTCAAGTAGTTTTTCAGCCATATCTCGTAGGTTTTCTTCTGATGTATCTTTATACCTACCAGAAATTGTAGCATATCCTGTTTTTGGCTGCTCTCCCTTTCCGATGCCCTCGCTAGTCTTTTGGGACGCAATAAACTTTACAGGTTTATTGTCACCAGATTTATAATGTATGGCTTTTGCGTAGGTTGTAACTCCTTTTCCATCGGCAGTTTTTACGGCAGGTGATGTGCCAGCAACGATCCATGTATCATAGGATTGATATGCTGGAATATCTAAACGGCCATGAAACATATCTCCATCCTTTAAAGTTGTGCGCTTTACTCCAAGTTTATCTGCATCCTTTTCAGAAAGCAAGAACAAACCGTTTTCTCTTTGTGTAGGCTTCAATGCAAACACCGTAGCTTTAGAACTAGGTTGACGTGGTAACTCTGTCCATTCTGTTATTGGCTTATTTTCTGCTACATTTTTTAGATGCTGCTCTCTTGTCAAAATTTTGTTGTCAATTAAATCTCTTGCAGACTGCTCCAGTTCTGGTGTTCGCCTTACTACACTTCTACCAGTTGCGTCACGATCTTCTGATACTAAAGTTTTTGCTGCAGCTTGCCACTCTTCTGGTGTTTCAAGTTCATCAAGCTGACTAAAGATTTCGTCATACTCTTTATTGGCAACTTGACGTATGCTTTTCTTAGCAGCTTTAGCACCTACACGAACGCCGGGAAGCATACCCGCTCCTGTGAGTCCGGCATACATCACACCCATTCCCACTTTCTTTGGATCACGCTCCTCAACCCCCGCATAAACAAGATCACGTATAGTGCGTAGGTCTTCTGGAAGTTCTGCTATTCCTTTAGCAGTGCTTACTACGGGAGCAATGTCTGTAGCCAAATCAGCCGTTTGCTTCATGCCCTCAACAAATTCTTCTTTTCTTTGCTCCGGCGTCATCTCTGATCTATCAACAAGACCACCCTCGTTCATGCTGCGAGAGGCTAATTCTATAATACGTTTAATGTCACGATGACCCATTCTGTGTGTGCCATACATGTTTATTGATATATTTGGTCTACCTCTAACACCACCTTCTACCTGAATACCTGATTTTTCAAGTTGGCTTAACTCCTCTGCAGAAAAGTTTGATCGTGGTTTGTGACGAAGTAAAGCGTCTGCCAACACTCTATCCGATATATTACGGGTTGTCATTGTGGCTCTGGAGTCTGGTGATGTGAAACTTACATTTGCTCTTTCTTTAGAAATCTGGAAAAGAGTATCCATCAAGTTTCTTTTCTCTCCCGGCGGTAGTATCCGGGACGCACCAAATAATCCACCACGAATATCTGCATTAAATATACGATCAAGGGCATTGTCCACGCCGCCACGCGCACCATACTGTTCAGTGTATTGACCTAATTTAAAAATATCATTTAGGTTTTGCAGGTAGTCATCATAAAATCTTGTGGCCTCTCTTATCTGCATCGCGTCACCTAAAGTTTCATCGTTGTATGGTACGGAAAGCTGATCGCCAGTTTTTCTCAACGACACTCCTTGTGCGCTTAAACTATTGATATTTTCATTTACTTGATTAAACGTAGCCTGTGACGCAATCACGCGACGACGTGTTGATTCAATATCACTGCCGCGCATGTCCGCTACAGAAAATGATTCTGGGCTGCTTCTCTGGCCTGTAATACCGCTTTGCAAACGGGTGTCAAAAGTATATTCAGGTGACTCAAACGCCTCTCTCTGTCTTGCCCTTAACACCGCTCTTGCTTTTCCACTTATAGGTTTCCCTCTCATTATATCTTTAAGAGGTCTAAGATCAGCCGCAGACTCTAACGTAGGTGTTCTGCCATAAGTGCTGACAACTTCATCAAGCGGTTCATCCACTATTTTAGGTTCAGTGGATAGTCTTCTTAAATCTAAATCTTCTGGATTTTGAAATGCTATTTCACTTTCAAGGTGTACACTTTTGGGCAGACTAATACCTGCACGTTCTCTAGCTGCAGCAGCTATAAGTTCACCTCTGCTCATGCCTATCGGACCCTCACCATAAGCACGGGCATATAACTCTGGTGGCATGTCTGCAATAGGCCGTTCAATTGGATAGTCAGCAACTAGGACATTGCCTAAATCTCTATCAGCAAAACCACCTTTCATGGCAACACTGGGATCACGCGCAGTAGAGATAGCAAACATATCTAGTTCACTGTGTCGGCCCTTTTCTCCACCTGCTTTTCTATATTCATCAAAAGCCATAAAGCCTTCTGCTTCTAGTTGTTCTGCTTTTGTTGGGTATGTATAGCCCATGTCCTCATATGATGGCAGTGCATTTTTTCTTTCTTCTACTGATTGTGCTATGACATCTTCAAAATCAGAATAAAAGATAGCATCTTCACCATCTGCATTTTTTCTGATAGGCAACATAACTTCTTCTGTTACTGATGTAGGACCAACATCACCTGCTAAACGATAGCCCAAAAAAACTTTGAATGCATCGCCTTCTCGTCTAGCGAATACATCTCTTTCTTCTTGCCGTCTAAAAACACCTTCATCTGTGCCAGAAACTAACGTGGACTCCTCAATGCCTTCACCAAATGCTGGTGAAAGTCTACCATCATCTTGCACTCTTCCTTCAAATGCAGACAGTGGTATATTTAAGTTTGTGTCGTCTGTTCCCTCATCATATCTAAAAATAACGTATTTATTATTTTCTAAAAACTTCTTTCTACTTGCATCCATCTCCTCAATGGCTATCACAAATTGGTTGCCGTGTTGTATTTCAGTGTCAAGACCATGTGTTGGCTGTGCATGAAATATTTTAGGTGTAGGACGATTGGCTGCTTTTAAAAAAGCGCGTCTTTCGTTTGCCGGTAGTTTAGCTGCCGCATCTAATTGTTTTTGTCTTTCGTCTGTGATTAAATTTTTTTGTTTGTCTGGACCCACACCAAAGGCACGTGCGGTTTGTGTTGTCAATTCTTCTGCACCCGATGTAACGCCTTCTTTGATTGTGCGCTTTGCAACATCTGCTGCTACTTTAACACCCGGTATAAATCCAAGAGCGATAAGTGCAGTGAATCCAGCACCAAGCCCCATACGCTTGATGTCACCTTCATCATAACCTGACCGAAGTAAATCCTCTGCAAGAGCCATGTCCTCTGGCAGATCGGCTGTTGCTTTTGCTGTCCCCACAATGGGCATCAAGTCCGTGCCGAAATTAACAACTTGGTTTAAGCCATCCCTAAACTCTGCTACACGCTCCTCTCGTCTAACAACAGTTCGTGACCTATTACGTCCTTTCCTATTATCTTCGTATTGCTCGTCTACTGCGGCTGCAGCATGAAGGTTTGCCAGTTCAGCGTTACTCATTACTGTGTCCCTCCTTGTAGTCTTTTTGCAGCAGACAACGCCCACTTGATAGTGTTAACTCTGTCGCCGTTTGGAAGCTGCATGGTAAGTTCTCTGTCGTCTATGAGGCTAGTTCTACCGGTAATATCTTCATACTCTTTCTTTACAGCCTGTGATACAAGTTCAGGGGTGTCTACCCAATCCTGTAACTCGCGTTCACTGTATGGCCTGTCTTTACGAGAGGCATCTCTATCCATTCTGTCTTTCGACATTTTTCTTGCATCGTTGATAATTTCTCTGGCTTTATTAGAAAACTCAACCCGCCTCTGTTCTAGGGACATATTTCTGTATGCTTCACCCTCTATGAACTTTGTCATTTTTTGTTCAAGGTTTAAGCCACCTCCATCACGTGACAACTCTTGTCGCATGTATAGATCAAGCACCTCATTCTTATCTCGTCTGTATATTTCGTATGGTGTAAATCCAAGTCTAGTTATTTCTTTTTCAAACTCGTTTTTACCACGCTTGCCAAAACCAAAGATTTGTTTTTCAAGAGGATTGATTGCACGTACAGTTCCTGTCTTTGTTGCAGATATCATC